TCAAACTTTTTGATTTGAATTGCAAAGCTCATAACGTTCTCTTTTTTTATAGGGAACGAAAGTAAAGACTTAATATATTCTAATTCAACCTCAGTGTTTATAGATTCTGAAAACCCCAAATGCTCCGCAGAAGAAAGTATGGAAGGCAGGTCTATCTCAGAGTTTTTTTCAAGTATGTCCTCTACGCATTTATAGAGTATCTGGTTGTTGTAATTGCCAAAGGTTTTGTCGTCAACGATGGTTGAAACTTCCACATAAGCTTCTATACCATATGTGAAAAGGCCGGCTAATACGGCTCTTTCGGCGCCTACGTCACTTAAATTTAAATCCATATTCTATCTTCCAATACATCTATCGCAACGGTAATACTCGCCATACACCAATGAAGCAGCTATGTTAAAAGTTTTACTGCATATGTGGCACTGAATACTCTTAGTTTTAGGCTTCGGTCTATTCCTTGGGGTCTTTTCAAACTCTGGGGTTTCTATGTGACTATCTTCGCCTTGATCTGACCAAGTATTCTCTTTAGCTTGGACTGGCGTCTTGCCATTTTTCGCAGCGCTTCTATTGACTGTGAAGTCTTCGCCAACGGTTTCTACAGGCTCTGCAGGTTCCTCGTGTTTTTCGTCATCTTTTTTGAGCAGTGCTTCTCTTAGGGAGTCTAGCTGTTCAGGTGTTAATGATCCTACAAAATCTTCAAAATGCTCGTTTGTCATTTTCTTTTACCTTTCTCCATTAAGCAGTCAGCTTTTCTTCTAGTGATTGCGTCTTTGCCCTCAAGCCTCTTAAGTCTGGACTCTGCGACTAGACGCCACTGATCTACCTTGGATGCAAATGAATTTTCTTTTATCAAAATTGGTATTTTCATTTCGTGTTTTGTATATTGAGGAAAGCAGTCCTCATTTGTAGCAATGATATAGTTTAGCCTGCTATTGCACCAGTCAACAACAACCTGTTGCTGGGAAATTTCATCTTGTACATAGCCTGCGTACTGATATAGAGTATAAGCGTAGTCAAAGCACTCTTGTTGCGTTAGCTTGTCCATGACATCCAAATCTAGGTTTAGAGCAATGTCAAAATCATCTGTGAACGAAACCTGCTTGATACCTTTTAGCTCAATATATTCATCTATAGAGTTTTTAAATGCTTCAAATTGTTCATTAGCGTTTTGCAAGCGACTCTCTCCAATTATCATCTGTATCTAAGTAACTAAGAACTATAAGTTTTATGCCGTTTAAATCGCACCAATCTTTTTTATCTTCATCTCTAGCCAATGACTTTACAAAACCGGCCTTAGATTTGTGAAAGTATGGGACAAATTCGTAGTGCTGTCTGCCATGAACCTCTATAGCTAGCATTAAGTTTGGTATAAAAAAGTCTAGGTAGAGCACAGATCTCTTATGAGAAGCTGTACTCCCCGGAAGTTTGACTTCCTCAAGGATGTTGTACCCGCTAAAAAGTTCACTCAGTACCCTTCTAGCTCTGATGTGATACTTTGACTTTTTCTTCAGGTCATCCTTATAGACTTTATATTTGTTTAAGCTAAGGTTGTAGTCTCTACCATTAAGTCCTTTGACTTTCATAGACCGAGTAATTCCCTAACTTCTTCGTAAACAAGTTCAGCGATTGGCTCATTATCAGTGAGAAACTCGGAAAGTCTGTTCACTCCTTGAAACTTGAAAAACTTCTCCGCTGCCTCTTCGCCCTCTGGCACTTCGTTGTCTTTAAGAACTTTCTTAACTCTCTTGTCGTCCATTTTGTCTAGGGCGCATCTAATGGTGTACCAAGCTCCTGCCGCTTTGATCAGGCGGAATTCGCAGGCTATCTGTATTACTTCTTGTACTTCATCTATGCCTACTCCATATTTTATCCAGCTTTCTGCTTTTGACATTGGAGTCCCGTTTGAAGATGTTTTGATAATCCAATTTGCTATCTGCCCTACATGGTTCCCACTTTCTTTAGGAACCTCCCACTTACCTCTATGTGTTATTACCATGTTAGTACTCACTTGGTATTGCAGCATATTACCTGCATCAGCCATCTTTGATGGAGCAAACCTACTACCACTAGTGTTGGCTATATTATGAGTGATAAAGATAAGTATAGCCTTTGTTCTTGAAACAGATCCGCTTATTCTCTTGAAAAACATTGAAAGAAGCCTTGGCAAGGCGTTTCTTACACCTGTTCTAATCTCTCCTTCAAGCTCAGCTTCAGGAACCATATTGGAAACTGAGTCAATGATAGCTACCATGTTTGGGGTTGAGTTTACATATGTCTCAATCATATTTAGAAATTCTTCTGCGGTTAGAATTCTATCGTCTGTAGACTCTATGACTTTAATTTTAGAAGGGTCTAAACCTTTTATGCCCTCAAAGTTTTTGAGCTCCAGCCTACCCTCGGTATTAAAGTAGAGCACTTCTTTGCCTAGTTTCTGACACTTAGCTGCGAAGTGCAACGCCGTAGTTGTCTTGCCGGTTTTAGGGTCTCCAGTCATTGCTACACAGGTTCCCTCACGAATGCCGCCTCCTAAAGCTAAGTCTAAGGCTGGGGAAACACTGACTGTTTCGTAGCTGCCTAGGCTTTCAATTACCTCGGTTCCGCTTTTAATAACATCTCCATACTTGGAAATTAAAGCGTTGCTAATGTCGTCGTCTTCAAATTTACTTATTGTCTTTTTTGCCATCTAAATTCCTCAGCTGATTAAGTTTTGAACGCTTACCGTAACTCTTTTTTCTGGTTTCCGCACTCTCGTTAACGTCTAGGTCTTTCTTTATTTTTGAAGCGTCTAGCTTGACCTGTATATCGTGCTTCCTTACTACTTCATTCACCTTTGGGTGCCGAAGGGAGTAAGCTCTTGATAGCTCTCTAGATTGCACAGCTTTTACCAAGGCTAATTCGCTATACTTAGATATTAACCTGTTGGCTAATATGACTTGAAACTGATAAATCTTTTTCCACTTGTCGGTGTTCCAAAATTTATAAGCTTGTGTACCTTGGTTTTTTCTCTGCGCCATTCTCGTGCACATTAATTCAGCTACGTACTGGGCGCATGTGCAGAACTCGCCGGTAGAGGGCGAGGTGTATTTACTTCTGTCAGATCTTTCTTTTACCATATTGATATATTATAGCTTCCTCAAAACAATTTTCAACAGTTTCTTCAATAGTTTCTTCAATAATTAATTCGGGAACCATCCACATCTGTTTCGTAACTGATTCACCGACAACCTTACCACTAATTATATAGTGAATAGCTTCTGCCCCAAACTGGCCCTTTAGGCATCCTACGAGATACACACCGTCAGCGTCTTTTATGTCGGCTTCTACCTTGTGAGACCTAAATTGCAGGGAAAGCTTGCTAATGCTAGAATTATTTTTTTCGCATATATCTTTTATCTCTAGCCATTGCTTAAGGTTTGTGAAATAGGCCTGAGTGCCATCAGAAAAATCAACAACAACCCAAGTCCTATCCCTGTCCTTTACATACTCATCGTACCACTCTTCATGGGTAGAGATGATATTAGGCATCTTTTTTAATCCTCACAACACATTGACTACTTCTTTTTGTTCCAGATTTTCTGGTAGAGTCTGCGTAGGAAGATGCGTTCTCAGTCATGACAACGACCCCTTCCTGTCTAGCCATTAAAGACCCTGAGCCTTGAGACTTTGCCTTGTCCTTATCGTCTTGGGTAGGTTCTATTTTTGCTATCTCTTTCTTTACTATGCTGACGGCTCTATCCAGCTCTCTGGCAAGCTCTTGAGCGGTTTTTTCCGAGTGGAAGCTTTGAATGTAAAATACTTCAGCTCTTCCTAATGGCCCTTTTTTAGTCATTTGTAAAACTCCTTTGTGCTCTAGTTAGGTATAGTGAATTTCTAGTTTTAAGAAAAAGCATGTAATAGTCAAACGTTTGTTTTGAAACAGGTTTCATGCTAGTTTCTAAATTCGTTTCCCTTCCCTTATACATACCCCAAGGATCTAGGGGCAAGCTTTGGTATGTAAGTATATAGTGACGCTCTCTACTGTCTTCAGAAATAATAGTTTTTGAAAATACCAATTCTTTTTTTCCAGTTATTTCACCGCCACGCTTATCAAATTTAAGCTCACGGTTACTGGATTCTTGGAACTCACCACCTTCTGTAAATCTCATTTCTTACCTTTCATTATGTAATTCGCTTTCTGCTCTTTTGTCATCTTGCTTATTTCCAAACCGCTAGCTCCGCCACTTTTGTGGTACCAAGGTTTTTCCTCAGCTGGTTTGGACTCTGCTTTTTTTGCCTCTATCTCATTTATCTTAGACGCATTTACTCTTGCGTTTCTGTCGGCCAATGAACCCACAGTGTTTGTGTTTTGCACAAAAGCTCCAGCTCCACCAGAAATAACCCTTTTAAGAGCGTCTTCGTGGCACGCTGGGCATTTAGTAATCGGGTCGTCCTTTATGCTTTGATAGTAGTCAAATATCTCATGTGAGCATTTGTCACAAACATAATCATATCTCATATCAATCTAGCGCTGCAAGCACTCTCCCTAATATCCCGTTTCTCTGTATGTCTTCGTGTGTCAGCTCACAAACCCCCACACCTTCAACGTCCTCAAGTCTATCCATGCAGTCTTCTAAACCACTGAGGCCTTTGAGGTCAGTCTGGTCTATGTCTCCATTTATTATTATTTTAGAGTTTTCGCCCATTCTCGTTATAAACATCTTTATTTGCTCAAACGTACAATTCTGGGCTTCGTCAAGAATCATGTAGGAATCATGAAATGTAGCGCCCCTCATGACCTCAAGGGGTTCGTACCGAAGTCTGCCTTCATTATTATAGTAACCATACAGCGATTGTCCTAAGAAAAATTTTACATTTTCCTGCATTGGGGTAAGATAAGGGGCAATTTTTTCATGCAGCTCTCCGGGGAGCGCGCCGATATCTTTTCCGGTGCAGACGAGGGGTCTCGTTATGATTATGTTTTCTATACCACCCTTGTGTAAGTGGTTAGCAGCTATCCCTGCGGCGACAAAAGACTTTCCCGACCCTGCTGGGCCGCAACAAAAAGTAATGTCGTTTTCTATTATGGATATTATGTACTCTTTTTGGTTTGGGGTTTTAGCCGTGATAGGCTTAACGCCACGCTCTTGTTTTTCTTGCTGTCGCTTTTTTCTTCTTGTTGTCATATTATCTCTCTTGTTAGTTGCCAGAACTTCCAAAACCTCCATCGCCCCTATCCGATCCGTCCAGTGATTCCACTCCAACCATTTTGCAGTCAGAGATTTTTTGTATCAAAATCTGAGCTATCCTGTCGCCCTGATTAATATCAAAAATCGTTGATCCAGAGTTGAACAGACAAACCTTGACCTCGCCTCTATAGCCAGAGTCTATAACACCTGCGAAAACATCTATACCTTTCTTAACTGAAAGGCCAGACCTAGGCCACACTAGGCCGACGTGCCCTTCTGGTATCGCTAAAGATATAGACGTTGATACTAAGCGTCTATGATCTGGCATAATTTGAAGTGTTTCTGACGAGTACAAGTCCCATCCAGCGTCGGTATCGTGTGCTCTTGTCGGTACACGACCCTTTTCGTTTAAAGTTTTAACTCTTACTTCCATTAAAGTCCTATTCCTCCAAAATCCATATCTTCTAAATCGTTCTTACTAGCGCCTATCTTGTAGCTTGTTATCTCGTGCTCCTGTGGCGCCACCTGAACAGCTCCACTATTCATCCAAGGGTCTGACCAGCCAGATATAGGGTTCTTACCAACGGAGTCGTAAGGTAGGCCTATTGACTTTCTTCTGGTTGTGCAAAGCCAGTCTATGTACTGATGCAAAACTGTTTCATTCAGTCCTATGATTGACCCATCCTTGAATAAATACGATGCCCATTTCTTTTCTTCTTCGGCTGCCGAGTCGAACATTTTACAAGCCATATCCTGACATTCTTTTGAGACTTGGATAAAGCCTTCATCTTTTTCCCTGTGGAGTATCTTGATTATTTCTTGCGTGTTGAATAAATGCAATGCCTCGTCGCGTTTGATTAATTTGATTATATCTGCGTTGCCGACCATTTTTTTGTTCTCCGCAAAAGCAAAAGCGCAAACAAACGAAACGTAAAACCTGACAGCTTCTAAAATATTGACACTTATTAGAGTCAAGTAAATCTGCTTCTTTATATCCTTTATGGATTTTCTTTTTCCTATCTTAGCCAGAGCGTCGTACTCTTTGATTGCAACATCAGCTCTCTCTAGTATCTCTGGATCTGTTAGGCAAGTGTCTAGAACCGCTGTAGGATCACTGTATATGTTTTTTATAATATATGTGTAGCTGTAACTATGTATCTGCTCGAAAAACTGCCAAACGTTCATACACGCTTCCAGCTCTGGATTTGAAACAAAAGACTGTAATGTTGGCACGCCTCTGCAAATGACTGAATCCATCATTGTTTGGTATTTTAAGTTAGATGTAAATATAAACCGTTCATTCTCAGACATCACTGAGTTGTCTTTGAAGTCACTGCGGTCTTTTTTTAGCTCTATTTCTTCCGGTCTCCAGAAAAACTCTAATTGCTTTTTGTATAAATCAAAGAATTTAGGATATTTAAACCTGTCATATCTTTGTAGCGAAAGATCTTCCCCTAAGAATAGAGGCTGTTTTAGATAGTCTACGTTTTTTTTGTTCAGTATTGTTTCCATATTAGATAGCGCAAGCGCCTCCTTCACAAATCATTTCTTTTTCTGTGTCGCCATCTCCGTCTGGCGTATTGGCATAATAAAAGTTTTTAAGACCGTACTTGTATCCATAAATTTGGTCTTTTACCAGCTCACTCAGAGGTATATTACCGTCTTCGTAGTGATTGTAGTTATAGTATAGATTAGTGCTCATACTCATATCCACAAACTTCTGGATTACCGCAGCTAAATGTATTATGCATTCGTTTCCTTCTATTTCCCAAGCCTTTGTGTAGAAGTTTTTTCTTGAAGAATAGTTCGGCACTAATTGTTTTAGGACACCGTTCTTTGCTTTTTTGTAAGATAGTAAATCTCTGACTGGCTCAATACCGTTAGTGCTATTCTGTATGACACTAGAGGATTCGCATGGCATAACAGCGCTTAGGGTTGAGTGCCTAAGGCCAAACTCTTTGACTCTTGATCTTAATTCTTCCCAATCCATATTGTAGCATGGTTTTACCAGTTTGTCAACTTCTTTTTTGTACCAATCTATAGGAAGTTTACCCTTTGAGTACTTTGTTTCCGAAAACTTTTCACATGGCCCTAGCTTTTCAGCTAATCTGCAAGATGCGTCTATTAAATTCCATTGTATTTTCTCCATCAAGTCATGCACAAGCTTCAACGCTTCTGGGTCATTATAATTCAATTTGTTTTTTGCTAAAAATCCGGCAAGATTAGTTATTCCTATACCGAGGGATCTTCTGTTCTTTGTAAAGTTTTCTCCAGCTTTAACTGGGTAATCTTGATAGTCAATTACTG